TGTTGTTAGGTTGTGCTGCGTAGTTGCCATCATTTAATGCAAGTACGTGAGCGCACTTATGCTCGTGCGGGATCTCAGAATGATCAGTGTCAAGTATATTAGGCTCTGGATGAGCAAAGTCAACAGTAAATAAATAACGACCGTGGTGCCATTTTTTATCTTTTCCTATGTATTTACCTGCTTGTGATTCTAGAATGTCCCAACTAGTAACAGCAGGAAAATAACTGAAAGAATTCCAAAGCTGAAGTTCATCAAGTCTACGTTTTGGGACGGCATCTGGTTTAAATCCCCTTTGAATAAACGCACTAATCGGGAGACGATAAAAGATTGCACCGTTTTCCATGATAGCATGAAATAGTAAAGCACGCCCAGTAATACATGTAACACCAAATATAATACAGTCTTCAACTTCTCCATGATGTTTTTTAAGATCATAAAGATACTCTCTCCTTATTTGAGCATACTCTACTGGTATGTTCGCATTTAAATAAGCCATAAAAACTCCTCATTTAATTGTACCCCAATTTAAACCAGATTCATAGTCTACTTTAACAGGCACTTCTAATTCTACAGCAGACTCCATAATATCTTTTACTTTATCCGCTATAAATTTATGTGGTATAGATATATCAAGTTCATCATGCACTTGTATATGTGGTGTAATACCTTCTCTGTGTAAATCTATCATGGCCTTCTTTGTCATGTCAGCTGCGGATCCTTGTATCAATCTATTCAAAGCTTTGTATGTGTAAGCTCTTCTGATCCCTGGCCCGTGTTCCGCTAATGCTGCTTCATGAGGTAAGGCTTTGTGAATACCATATTGATTAGGTTCCCATAAATCAAATCTACATCTTCGACCTAACCAAGTTCTAACTCTACCATTATTAGATGCTTTTCTCATAACACTATCCATTAAAGTTTTAACAAAAGGTACTCTGTTATGGTATTGTTTAAACAAATCTTTAGCCGTATCTTCATTAATACCTAACTCTGCTTGTAACTTATTTTTACCCATACCATAGAATAATCCAAGATTAATTGTTTTAGCTTGAGACCTTGGTATGTCTGCCATCTCAGCTACAATTTGGTGAAAGTCAGCTTCACCATTTTTATAAGCATCAATAACTTCTTGGACACCATACAATCCATCGAGTGCAGCGTAATGCACAACTAGTCTTGGTTCTTGTTGACTATAATCAAAGCAACCCCAGGTACAACCTTTTTCAGGTATAAACAATGATCTAATCATTGGTCCGAGTTCCTTGTTCCGTGCAGGTATTTGCTGTAGGTTTGGATTAGCATAGCTAAATCTACCAGTAACCGTACCACCAACATCGGATCTTAATTGATTTATCTCAGCATGTATTCGTCCTTTATGTGAGTGTTTTAATATGGTATCAATAAATGTTGTGTGAGCTTTATTTATTTCACGAGCTCTAGCAATTTGTTTAACAACTGGGTGTTCATGGTTTTGTAAAAAATTTTTAGTAAATGATGGAGAATCTGTTTTTTTCGTTCGGTCGTAAGGTAGGTGAAGTTTTTGAAAAACTTTCTCAATACTCCTTGCTGCCCATATTTGAGTATCTACTCCTGTTTCTTTTTTTACTTTTTGTAAGCATTCTTTTTCTTCTGTTACTAGTTTGTCTTTTAATCTATGAGCTGCTTCAACGTCCACTCTTACACCTAAGAAACGCATATCGACAAGGCAAGGAAAAAGTTCTGTCTCTAATTCAAAGATAGAACTAACCTCCTCTATCAATATTTGTTTTTTCATTTCCTGCCATAGTTCTAAGGTTAGTTTAGCATCTTGCTCTGCGTATTCACCAACGTACATCGCAGGCAGTTTATACATCTCAGACTTAGGATCTATACCCCATTCCTTAGCAGTTTCGGTCAAAACAGCCTCATTTTTACCCTTTCCAAGGTAATCACGACCCATACTACCCAAATCGTAACGAAAGCGATTCTCGTTGACGAGAGAGCCTGCAATCATAGTATCTACGACCTCTCCATTAATTTTGAGCCCTGCAGCTCTAATAAAGCACACATCGTACATAGCGTTGTGAAAAATCTTTCTAGATGGGTAGTTTAGAATGGTTCTAAAGTAATCCATCACTTTTTTCTTATCCATGTTGCCACCACCCTCGTGGTCTATTGGATAATAAGCAGACCAACCATCCACTGCTAAAGCTATACCAACAATCTTACCTCTACCTGTTACAGAACCAGATCCCATAGTTTTAAGTTCTGGATCTTTAGTTTCTAAATCAATTGCTATCTCATCGTAACTAGATAGATCTTTGAACTCTTCAGGTGGCAGCCATTCTGTTTGTGGTTTAAATAATATTTTCATTTTTTAGGTTCTACTTGTTCTTTACCTTCCATCAACTCAGCTAAACCTCTACCATAACCCTTTGTAGTTCTACCAGGTTCATTGGCTCTAGGAGTCGGATAAAACTCTTTTGATTGCGAGTCCGAACTCCCTTGCGATTTGTGGGACGATTGCGTTTCCAAGGGTTTTGATTCTGTTGGCTCTGTCTTTGTCCAATTCATAGGAAACCCCATTAGGAACTCCACAAAGCTCGGATTCAATTTGCCACCAGGTTTGTTTTGTTTCATCATTTTGATTGGAAGAGAATCCGAGTTCCTGTTCTTGTAACTCTTGCTCAGGGTCACGTCTTTGTAATCTCTTTGGGCTGGTGTCGGATATATCTCTTTTCTCATCATGTCCCCTATTATCGATGATCTGTTCCTCTGACTTTTGGGAAATGTCAGATTCTTTGCGTCGTTCGTCGTTGGACTGTGATACATCTGTTTCTCCTTCTTCCTCAGAATAAAACCTCCAGACTTTGTTCTCTCCACTCTTTCCGATTGTTGTCCCCCCTCCTCGCAATCCACCGTCGGTGTTGGATACATTTTGACTGCTGCTGTTAGATTGTGTTGAGCCGCTGCTTTCATTCCTTTTCTTTTGATTAATGTTTCTGGATTCTCTTGTCCCGAAGATCTCGGTGTTGGATACATTCTTTTCTCCTCCTCTTGAACTGCTACTGTTAATGGTTTTCCCCCTTGTTTGTACTTCTTCGTTCTCTCCGATGCTGAGTCTTGAGTTGGTGTTGGATACATCATCTTTACCATTTTGCTCAATCCCGCTCCCTTGCCCGTCTTCGGATTTATGCCACTTCTCTCGGTTGCTGTCGGTGTTGGATACATTTTCATTGTCTCTGGATCCACTTGTTCTCTCAAATTCGATGGTCTCGTTCTCCCTTTTCTGTGACCCTCCATAATCTTTTTTGTCCCTGCAGCGCTTCTCGGCGGCAAGTAATCCATTGTGTTGGGAGTGGCCCACAATCCAAACTCTGTATCTTTGGTGCCAAGCACCGATGCCTGAAGCTGGAATAAGGAAACATTGGACTTCGAAACCTTCACTTTCCAACTCGTCTTGCACCTGTCTGAGTACCATGCCGTTTTGGAGGTTAATAATTCCTTGCACATTCTCCCCAATAACGAATTCGGGTTTGATCTCCCTAATGAGTCTAAGCATTTCTGGCCAGAGATAGCGGTCATCGTTTGTACCTTTTTGTTTTCCTGCGACGCTGAAGGGTTGACATGGGAACCCTCCCACAACGACATCTGCTGAGTATTCTTTTCCTTTGACATTTTTTATATCCTCCTCGATTGGTATGTTAGGAAAGTTTTTTCTTAAAACCTTCTGACAGTATTTATCTTTCTCAACAAATTTCACTGTCTCAAAAAAACCTGTTGAGTCTAAACCTAAAGCAAATCCTCCGATACCTGAAAATAAATCTAAAACTTTTAATTTTCTACTCACGAATAATCTCTCTCCAATATCATTTCTAAATAGTGTATTGCTTTCTTAATATCTTCTTCCTTACCCTTTACAGAGTGTCTGCAAATATATTTTATAGCATTACCCTCTGCAAAAAGCAACTTGTTCTCATTTATAAACTCTGCGGGCTGAATTTTCATCTTTGCATAATGTTTTCCACCAACTTGTTTTTCTAATGATTCATATGTAACACCTTTAAATATTTCTTTATTTGTCATATTTTATAACCTCTTTCTGTTTTTGAATAAATTATGTTTAATTTTTTCTTAGCTCTTGTGACACCAACATAAAATAATCTATGTTCATCGTCTGGGTCATCTAGGTATTTATTATATGCAGCATTACTCAAATCTGTTAACAACACCACATTATCTCTTTCATTACCTTTCACACCATGAATAGTTGATATTTTAATTCTAGGTTCTCTTGATAAGTCCTCTCCACTCTCTATTAATTTTCTTATTTTTCTTATTTCATCATCACCTAAATCATCAAAAGCTTTATACCACTCATCATTTGTTTTTAAACCATAGTTAGCTTTTAAAGTATCGATATCATAATAATTTTCTTTAGACATAGATTTCATTTTTTTAACATCTACATTTTTACTCATCTTATTAGTTATCTTTTTATAATCATTATAATGTAAAGGTGTGCCCTCTCTTAACTTATTCCAATTTTCTATTAGTGCATATATGTTTTGCACTCTTGGTGTAGAGTTTCTTCTTTGAAAATAGTAACCATTTTGATCTAGATAATAAGCAACCTTTTCTAAAAATAAATTAGTTCTAGCTAAAATTAACCACTCACCTTTAGATAAATTCACCCTTTCTAACTCCCAATGATAATCGACATCACCTAAATCTTCTTTAGGTATCCAATTTTTCTGTACTCTATTTTTAACTTTTGTAATTATTGAGTTTGCTACATTAAAAATTTTTTTAGGAACTCTGTAAGATTGTTGTAATATAATCTTTTCTCCTTCTAAGTTTATAAAGTTCTCTGGATAAGCACCATTCCATTTGTAAATAGCTTGATCATCGTCACCTGCTATTATGGATTGCTTAGAACTCTTTTCTAATTTTTTTACTATGTCCCATTGAATTAAACTTAAATCTTGTGCTTCATCTACAAATATAACCTCAAACTTAGGGCTTTCACCTTTGTCTAAAAATTTCTCTAACATATCAATAAAATCTATTAGACCTTTGTGTTTTTTATATCTGTATAGTTCTTTATTAATTATCTCTAACTTATCATAAGTTATATTATAATTATTACCGTTACGATTATATAATTCCAACGGCGATATTCTTTTGTTTCTAGCAAGACTTATGAGGGATATGTAAGGATCCTTTGAATGTAACACACCTTCGTGGTCATTGTCATAACGAATACCTTCAAACTCTATCTGTATGTCTTTACCCAAGTCTCTGTAATCTTTTTCTTGCATTACATTTTCTTTTTTAAGTCCCAATAAATTAAAACAAAAAGAGTGTAGAGTTCTGAAGTAAGGTAGATCCTTATCTGTTAAATTAAATTTTTCCATAGCTCTACTCTTACCCTCTTGTGCTGCATTTTTAGAAAATGTAAAATAACCTATTTTACTAGGATCTACTTTCTCTAAAAATTTTTCTAACTCATTCATTAGGTAATATGTTTTACCTGTGCCTGGTGGCCCATATATTATCTTTCTCATTAATAGTTCTCCTTGTTAAATGTTTTTTCTTTATAAGTTTGTGGTTTTTTATCAAATCTAGCCACGACAAATACAGATAACTTTGTTTTACCTACTCTTTTTGTAGAACAATTTAAGTGATCTTTTAACATTTGTGATGTCCTCTGATATTGAACTTTCCAGTGTCTACGAGTTAGATATTGATGAAAAAAATTATCAAATACAAAATAATGATGACCATCTTTAGTATAAGTCCCACCATTTTTAAGATCTTCAAAATCATCTTTTTTAACTCTATTAAGACAATAATCTTCTAAATAGTTTCTTAAAATATCTCTTGTCCCTGTTCCTTCAGCAGGTTCTGTTATCTCTGCGTTTTTTAAAAGTAAATTTGTTGTTTGTTTCCATTCATTTGTTTTTAAAGTTTTAGGGTTAAATCTTAATTGTTTTACACACTCCTCTTGAAATAAAGCTTGATTAGTTAAATGTTTTGCAGAATCTAAATATAATCTCTCTCCATCCACATTCATGTAGTAATATGGTTCTTCTAAATTTACGACCTGTAAGTCTGTTAGATTAGGAAAAGTTATTTCTTCTCCAATGCCAAACTCTCTAGACTTACATAATTTTTTATCACATAAACTACACATTGGTTGATCATTGCATTTATATCCCCATTCTTTTTTTTCATGTTGGTTCTTTATTCTTTCTACAGATATATCATCTAACGGCGGATCCATAAAAGACTCATTAAAAACATTAACCTTACCCTTCCAATTGTTTGGCCATTTACTTTTTGCGTAAACAGAGTAATGAAATAAACTATTGTCCCTACCACCCTCTCTTACTTTATTTTGTGCCATGAGTTCTATGCACGGTGGTCCATCACTATATTCTGATTTTGGTCTTTCTACTTTAATTGTTTCAATGTCTATAACTTTTGTATCTTCATACAAATTAAAAAAAACATCTAGTGTAATAGCATTTCCATCTTTATCAAAAGCATATCTTGTTGTTCCATCACCATTAAAGTATGGTAAATTTAAAAAATTTCCTGTATCATCTTTAGATTTTAATTCACGTTGTTTTGGAAAAACTTCTGATCCACCGTAACCTAACACAGATCTGATTTCATTTAACTTATCTTGCATTAACGCAGCAGATACATAATCAGATGTAAATAAAAATACATGTGCACCACCAGATTTAGATCTAAATACTATTAGTGGTAAATTTAATTTTTGAATTTTATTTATTAATTGTTTGTGATCAAACCCTGCATAAGAATCTATATCTATGCAACCCCATTTACATTTGTTTTCATCATTGATTGGTATGACACCTAAACTATCTTCACCTTCTAAGTGCTTTTGCCATAACTCATCTGTAACATACTCACGTTTAACAAATGATTTACCTTTTATTTTTGTACCATTGCTAATAGATTCTGTAACTTTAGTGACACCATGAGCTCTATCTAAACCTTGAAATACATTTTTAAATCTTTCTATCAATTCCATAATAATAAGTGGGCGGTTCTAGTCTCCCTTTACCGCCCACTACCTAGGATACTTTTTAATAGTTGCCTGTGGAATTAGTAGGTGCGGAGTCTTCCGAACCATGTTTAGCGACTATCTCACCTTTACCCACACTAGTTGCAAAGTTTTTAGCCATGTCATAGATTGATTTATCTGCAACAGGACCAACTTTCTCTACATCCCATCCAAACCAAGTGCCTTTGTCGTTAGACATCTGCACTGTCTTTAGATTGTAAATGTGGCTGTAAGTTGGCGGGGTAAACAAACCGTTTTTACCCTGCATTTTTATACCCATCATCATTGAGTTCCATTTTCTACTAACTTTTAATTGAGTAGATTTCATAGAAATCAATGCTGTTTCAGGATTGTTACCAACGACTAACACAAAGTGATTAGCAGTGTTATCAAGATAATTACCATTTGGTAATCTATCTTTATAGTCTTTCCCTCTTGTGGTTTGACTAATAATATCACTATCAGCTTCATGAATAGCTACAGGAGCGCCAGAACTCTGACCCCTATCTTGCCATTCTATATATTGCCTTTTGTAGTGACACGGTACAACTTGTATCGAATCATACAAAGCATTAGTAACAGTATTTATTATTTTGCCAGGTTCTGCGCCCTCGACATATTTACCATCTCTTTTGTTTACCTCTGGAGATAGTTGTCCCAAAATTTTTAAGAAGGGTAACGCAAGATCTTCTTGCGATA